CAACGGCACAGCAACCTATCTTACAGGAACACACTATATGTACCTTAACTGGACAAAAATTGACATTGGTGCACCTGAATTTAGACAATCAAACAAAATATTCTTTTACTTTTGGGAAGCCTGTAAGGCTGATTACAGATGTTATGGAATGTGCTATCTCAAAAATAGACGGAGTGGATTCTCGTTTATGGCTAGCGGAGAAACAGTTAATCAAGCTACAATATCAAAAGACGCAAGATTTGGGGTGCTATCAAAAAGTGGTAGCGACGCAAAAAAAATGTTTACCGATAAAATTGTACCTATATCAATCAACTACCCGTTCTTTTTTAAGCCGATACAAGATGGGATGGAAAGACCTAAAACAGAACTTTCCTACAAAATACCATCAAAAAGACTTACAAGGAATTCACTTAAAGTCACCGATCAAAACGAAGTTCAAGTTGGTGAAGGGCTTGACACTACAATTGACTGGAAAAATACAGGCGATAACTCCTATGACGGTGAAAAATTAAAATTATTAGTTCACGACGAATCCGGTAAATGGGAAAAACCCGATAACATATTAAATAACTGGCGTGTTACTAAAACTTGTTTAAGACTAGGTGCTAAAATAGTTGGTAAATGCATGATGGGGTCTACATCAAATGCTCTAGATAAAGGTGGCGAAAACTTTAAAAAATTATATAATGATTCAAAAGTTGAAAACCGAAACCGCAATGGGCAGACTGCTAGTGGACTATACTCTTTGTTCATTCCTATGGAATGGAACTATGAAGGATTCATTGACAAATATGGATTTCCTGTCTTCGATAATCCAGAAGAACCGGTTGAAGGAATCGACGGAGAACTTATCAGAAATGGAGTCATCGATCATTGGGAGAATGAAGCAGATGGACTCAAAGGGAATAATGATGCTTTAAATGAATTTTATAGACAATTCCCCAGAAGTGAGAAGCATGCATTTAGAGATGAAATAGAAAAGTCTTTATTTAATTTAAATAAAATATACGAGCAGATAGATTTCAACGAAGAAATGACTATGAAAGGTTACATAACCCGAGGTTCTTTTCAATGGAAAAATGGTGTTAAAGATTCTGAGGTAGAATTTTATCCAAATAAAACAGGTAGATTTAAATTATCTTGGATTCCACCAGTTGAAATGCAAAATAATATAATAATAAAAAATGGTATTAAATACCCGGGCAATAAAGATTTAGGTGCTTTTGGTTGTGATAGTTATGATATTAGCGGAACAACAGATGGCAGTGGATCTAATGGTGCGCTTCACGGGCTTACTACATTTAGTATGCTTTCAGATGTACCGTCTAGTCAATTTTTTTTAGAATATGTTGCTAGGCCACAAACAGCTGAAATATTTTTTGAAGATGTACTTATGGCAATGATATTTTATGGAATGCCAATACTTGCTGAAAATAACAAACCTAGACTATTATATCATATCAAGAGAAGAGGCTATAGAGGGTTTTCAATGAACAGGCCTGATAAAGCATTTAGAAAATTATCTGTAACAGAAAAAGAATTAGGTGGCATACCTAATACTTCGGAGGATATAAGACAAGCTCATGCAGCTGCAATTGAAAGTTATATTGAAACCCATGTTGGGTTGAAAGAAAACGGCGATTGCGGTAGAATGTACTTTCAAAGAACATTAGAAGATTGGGCTAAATTTGATATTAATAAAAGAACAAAATTTGATGCGTCTATAAGTTCAGGCCTTGCTATAATGGCTTGCCAAAGACATTTATATGCATCTAAAACCGTAAGAGAGGTTAAAAAAATAGACTTTGGATTTTCAAAATATAACAACCAAGGTTCAAAAAGTCAAATAATACAATAAAAAATGGCAGAAGCTACAGGACAAGTTACCCAATTTCCCAGCCAATCGGTTGACGATGCTACAAAGGCTAGCATGGACTACGGAATGGAAGTGGCCCGCGGTATACAAAATGAATGGTTTAGAAAATCATCTGGCACAGGAAGATTCGTTCAAAATCAACGAGACTTTCATAAACTAAGATTATATGCCAGGGGTGAGCAATCTGTTCAAAAATATAAAGATGAGTTCTCTGTTAACGGAGATTTATCTTACCTTAATCTTGATTGGAAGCCGGTACCAATTATACCTAAATTCGTAGATATAGTCGTTAACGGTATGCAAGACAGGCTATTTACAATTAAAGCTTTTGCGCAAGACCCGACATCTGTTAAAGAAAGAACTAATTTTGTAGAAATGATACTTGAGGATATGAATACTCAAGATATTATAGACGAAATAGATGACAAACTTGGAATAGATGTTAGAAATATAAAAAAAGAAGATCTACCTTCTGACAAAGATGAATTAGAGTTATATATGCAAATTGGCTACAAACAGTCTATTGAAATAGCTCAAGAACAATCTATACATAATATTTTTGAAAGAAATAAATATTATGAAACAAAAAAACGTTTAGATTACGATCAAACTGTTTTAGGTATTTCTGCAGCAAAACACGGCTTTAATAATACAGATGGAATAACAATAGAATATGTTGACCCAAGTAATTTAGTTTATTCTTATACAGAAGACCCTAATTTTCAAGATGTATATTATTTTGGTGAAATAAAACAAATAAAAACCAACGAGCTTAAAAAACAATTTCCAGATCTTTCTGATGATGAATTTAATGATGTTGTTAAAAAATCTAGCAATTATAACAATTATGACTACGCAACTGTAGAGAAAGATGACAATTATGATTCTAATACATTGACTGTAATGTATTTTAACTGGAAATCTTGGGAAAAAAGCGTATATAAAATAAAAGAAACATCTACCGGTGCTAAAAAAGCTATAAAAAAAGACGACAAATTTAATCCCCCTAAGGATCAAAGAGCACGTTTTGAAAAAGTAGCTCAAGCTAGGGAGGTAATATATGAAGGAGTAATGGTATTAGGCGCCAATAAACTTCTTAAATGGGAAAAGGCTACTAATATGGTTCGGCCTGATTCTAACGCTAATAAAGTAATGATGAATTACATTGTTAGCGCCCCTAGAATGTATAAAGGGAAAATTGAAAGCCTAGTTAGTAGAATGGTAACTTATGCTGATTTAATTCAGCTTACGCATTTAAAATTGCAGCAGGTCATACAGAGAATGACGCCATCAGGTGTTTATTTGGATGCTGATGGACTTGCGGAAATTGATTTAGGTAACGGAACAAATTATAATCCACAAGAGGCTTTAAATTTATATTTTCAAACAGGTTCCGTAATAGGAAGGTCAATGACAGTTGACGGAGATATGAATCCTGGTAAAATACCAATACAAGAATTGCCAGGTGGGGGCGGCCAACAATCCGCACTTCTTATACAAGCGTATAATTATTATTTAAATATGATACGCGACGTAACGGGATTAAATGAAGCAAGAGATGGATCAGATCCAGATCAATATGCTTTAGTTGGTGTACAAAAGCTTGCTGCTGCAAATTCTAATACAGCTACAAGGCATATATTACATAGTTCTTTGTATACAACCACGTCTTTAGCGGAAGCTATATCGATAAGAATAAAAGATGTATTGGAATTTCACCCGCAAAGAGATGCTTTAATAACAGGAATCGGCAGGTTTAATGTTGGAGCATTAGCAGAAATGGAAAATTTGCATCTTCATGATTTTGGTATATTTTTAGAATTAGACCCTGATGAAGAAGAAAAACAACTTGTAGAAAATAATATACAAGTAGCATTATCAAGAGACCAAATACATCTTGAAGATGTTATAGACATTAGGCAAGTTAAAAATATAAAATTAGCAAATCAATTATTAAAATACAGAAGAGCTAGAAAAGAAGCTGCGGACCAATTAAAAGCAGAAAGGAATATTGCAGCGCAGTCAGAGGCTAATGCGCAGGCAGCTCAAGCTGCTGAAATGGCAAAAGCACAATCTGAAATGATGAAAGTTGAGGCTAAAATGAAATTAGCAGAAGCTCAATCAAACTTTGATATTAAAAAATTACAAAACGAAGCTGAAACTAAAAAAGGCTTAATGCAATATGAGTTTGATTTAAATATGAAACTTAAAGGTATGGAGTTGGATGCGAAAAAAGAAATAGCATTAAATAAACCAGTATCTAATCCAGAACCTAAAAAAGCTTTTGAATCTAGTGGAAATGATGTTTTAGGTGGTATAGATCTTAGCAGGTTTGAACCTAGATAAAAAATTATTAACTATTATATATTATTAAATTATGGCAGAATGGAAAATTAAAGGTGCTGCTGAAGACGTTGAACAAAAGTCAGCACAAGAACAAGAACAAGCTGTTTTAGATAAAGCAGTTGAAGAAGGTAAGATTGAACCCGAAGCTGCGGGCAAAGAGGTTGATGAAATACCAAAAATTAACTTAGACGAATTAAACAAAGAAAAAGATGCCGTTCAAGAGCGAGAAACAGAGGAGGTTCCTGTGGAAGATGCACCCGGAGATAGCAAAGAAGTGGAGCAAAAAGTACAAGAACAAACCGAAGCCGAAGAAACAAAAGAGCAAGACTCGCCGCTCGAACTCGTTGAGGACGAAGAAAAAACGGTAGAAACTAATCAGCCTAGCATAGACGAAAGAGCTGCACAAGTAAACGAACAACCAAAACCTGCAGAACCAGAAGTTGTACTTCCGGAGAACGTGGATAAGCTTGTTAAGTTTATGGAAGAAACAGGTGGTAGTGTTGAAGACTTTGTTTTATTAAATAGAGATCTATCAAAATATAATGATGGCGATCTATTGAGAGAATATTATAAACAATCAAAACCTTGGGATTCGCAAGAAGTGTCTGAGTATATGGAAGACAATTTTTCATATGATGAAGACGATGACCCAAGAGAAATACGCTCTAAAAAAAGAGCATTTAAAGAAGAGTTATTTAATGCTAAAAAGTTTTTAGAAGGAAACAAAGAGAAATATTACGCTGACCTCAAGTTGAAGAAGCAAACAGATGTTCCTCAGGAGTACAAAGAAGCTTTGGAGTATTACAATACATACCAGCAGAACGCTGAGTCAAATAAACAACTTACAGAAAGTTTTTTACAAAAAACAGATAATGTTTTTAATCAAGATTTTAAAGGTTTTGATTTCCAAGTTGGAGACAATAAATACCGTTATAAAGTCAACAATGTTAATGATACGAAAACACAACAATCTGATATTAATAATTTTGTAAAACAATTTTTAGGAGAAGATGGTCAAATAAAAGATGCTAAAGGTTACCATAAGGCTTTATTTACCGCAAGAAATGCAGATAAATTAGCCGAACATTTTTATGAGCAAGGCCGTGCCGATGCTCTTCGCCAATCCGCTAAGGAGGCTAAAAATATAAATATGGATCCAAGGCAAGAAGGTGTTATTAAAACATCTACAGGCCAAAAGTTTAAAGTTGTTTCTGGTGATTCTAGTTCTAAACTAAAAATTAAACTAAGACAATAACTTAAAAATTTATTACAATGGCTATTACAACTGGCATTGAACACTTAACGCCCTCTTCAACCAAGGGGTCATTATTTCAAGGTAATTATATTACCGACTTTGATTTTACAAAACAATTTTTACCTGATGTATACGAAAAAGAAGCTGAGATTTACGGAAATCGTTCTATCTCTTCTTTTCTACGTATGGTATCAGCCGAAATGCCTTCTACTTCTGACGAAATCAGATGGATTGAGCAAGGGAGACTACACACACGTTACGACAACGTAGCAATTGCTACTGCTAGTGGAACTGGTGAGTCTGTATTTACAGTTACTTTTGACGCAAAAGCTGACGGTACTGCTTATGCTGCCGGAGACGCTCCTGTTGTTAGAGCTGGACAAACCATTATGGTACAGGGTTTAACCGCTGCGGGTGCCGCTACTGGACCTGTTGTTAAAGGTGTTGTTACTGTTGCCGGAGCTGCTGCAGCTGGTGATACTGGAACTTTTACTGCTGTTGCTTATACAGCCGCTAACTGGACGGGTGTTACCGGAGCTACTGGGTATGCTAAAGCAAATGTACTAGTATATGGATCTGAGTTTGCTAAAGGAACTGACGGAATGGTTGGTTCTTTAGATTCTGACTATAGCTCTTACACTAACAAGCCTATCATTTTAAAAGACAACTACGCTATCAACGGATCTGACACTGCTCAGATTGGATGGATTGAAGTTACTTCTGAAAATGGTGCTTCTGGTTATCTATGGTATCTAAAGTCTGAGCACGAAACTAGACTAAGATTCGAAGACTATCTAGAAATGTCTATGGTAGAAGCAGTTAAGAAAACAGCTTCCGCTGGTACTGCTGCTGCAAACTATAGTGGTTCTGAAGGTTTCTTCGCTGCTCTTGAAGCAAGGGGGAATGTATATGATGGTCTATCTACGGATTTAGCATCTAACATGACCGGCTTTGATAACATTCTTAAGCAATTAGACAAGAATGGATCTATTGAAGAAAACATGATCTATAGCAACAGAGCCTTATCTCTAGCTATTGATGATGCATTAGCTGCTAAAAATTCTTACGGATCTGGCGGTACTTCCTACGGGGTATTCAACAATTCTGAAGATATGGCGCTAAATCTAGGATTTTCTGGATTCAGAAGAGGTTCTTATGACTTCTACAAAACTGACTGGAAATATCTAAATGATTTTGCTACAAGAGGCGGATTTGGCGATGTTGAAGGAACTATTATTCCTGCAGGTACATCTACTGTATATGATCAAGATCTAGGTAAAAACATCAAAAGACCATTTTTACATGTACGTTATCGTTCTTCTGAAACTGATGACAGAAAAATGA